TGCCAATCCGTTCGCAAAGTTCAGCGTATCGATATCGGCATTGCCGCTGTTGTTCATGCCTGCCGTCGCCCTACGCCGCGTAATGGCGTCAAGCCCCTGATCAAGCTGGAACTGATATCCGGGAGACGATGTGAACGCCTGCTGCGCCGCCTGATTGCCAGATGCACCGTTGACTCCAAGCGCATCGAGATAAAGGTTCGTACCTTGCCGATACTGACCTGCCAGATCGCTCAACGGCTGATATGCACCAAGCGCGCTATTCAGATATCCGGTGCTGGCGTTGTAAGCGTTTTTGAGATCGGAGTTGCCCTGATTGAGATATTGCTGGTAGAGCGCGCGGTTTGCATCAGCCGCGTCCTTTCCAGCGCCGCCACCAAAGAGCGTCGAGAAAAAGTCTGCCATGATGATATTTCTTTCTCGATTTAAGAGAACGGGTGGGTTTGCGGCGTAAAGTTGTCCCAGTAACGTGCTACGTTTGAAATTCGAAGCTCGTCCATGCCGCCGTTTGTGTAGGACGTACCTGGAAATGCGCCATCCGCATTGAGAACAACTTGACGCAGTGATGGCGAATTTATCGCCGCGACTGTTCCTTGAGATGAGCCATTAAGAAAAAGCCTAAAATTCGCACCTTGCCTTACCATGGCGATATGTCTCCATATGCCATCAGCTATGATGCCAGCAGTTACGATACTTCTTGATCCAAGGATCGCGCGACCATGCCATCTGGTCGGAATGGTTTGAACGGTGGTGTCGCTCACCGTTCCGAACGTCAGCCACGGTAAGACCGTCGATGTCGAATCAATATAGTTATACCCGATAGCAATCGGTCCGCCGTTGACGGTGTGTTCGCTGGTTTTGAAATAGAACTCTATGGTAAAATCTCCGCTGCCAAGCTGCAAAGTAGCGGCGCTGGTCTGCAAAGTTCTTCCAGAAGCAAACGCTAATGACGCATTTCCAAAAATAAAGCTTGAAGTATTTAGTTGAGTATTACCGCTCCATGTTCTTGAAATATTCGCGCCGTTTTCATCAACGAAAGGTGACAAATCAGGCTGATCATCGAAATGAAGTAGCGCGATTGTATTGAGATCGTTTCCTTCAAGACCGTTTGTAAGGCCCGTTCCAAGCGGAAAATGAGTCACAGCGCCAACGATCCCGTCAACGACCAAGTATCGATAGTGTTTGACTGAAGAAGAACGAATGATGACCCCTGAGCCGCGCTTTTGCTGCGGTCCTGGATTGAAACAATCGAAACTCCCGTGTCTTCAACAACGGTGATCTGCCCTGCTCCCATCTGAATACAATCGATCTGCGATCCGGCTTCCATCGCAACAGATGCATGAGCCGGGACCGTCAACGTTACAGGATCGTCACTCCAAAACATGATGACGTTTCCGGCGTCAGTCGTTTCAAGCGTCCTTGACGTTCCTGTTTCGTCAATCACGGTCCGAAGGACATTTGATTTGCTTGGATCAGGAACGATCGGGAACACGATATCCGAAAGCGGCTGAAGTAGCGCGATATAGTCAAAAAGCGGGATCAGTCCCTTGAAATATCGATACCAGTCCGGCCGCACCTGACCCGGCATATCGACCGGAACGGTCTGCGCTGGCAACGTTGGCTTGGACGGGGCGCTTGTCACCGCAACTTGTCCGCTTTCATGTCGGCACCCATGAACGCGAAGTTAACATTACTCGATTCATCGAAGCGCCAACGCACGCCCTGAGGGTCCTTGCAAACTCCCCATACGCTCGATCTGACGCGGCCATCTGTCAAAGACTGGCGACCGAGGCTGACCGGGCGCGGATTGCTCCACGTCATTCCGCCATCTCGCGATATCGAGATTTCAATATCCGGGTCGGTCTGGACCGGATCGGTTCCAGGAGCGATGCCAACGCCTTTGGTCAGGAATAGTTCAACACTGTTGATCCTAATAGAACTTGGAAACGCGCCGAACGGACCGGTTTCAAGTCTCATCCTCAGCGGCTCGCCAAGTTCGTCCTGCGTCGGACCATCAATCTCAAGGATATTTCCGCTCAGCGCGTCTCCACACAGCCAACGGTCAAACGCCTTGAATGGATACAGAGCCCGCCAATAAGGCTGCAAGTAACTTTCCCGCTCGTGCCATGATTGCAGCTTGCAATCATATTCCCACGTCCAAAGACCCGGCGCGGTCACGGTGACGAATCCACGCCCCCGCGCCACATAGGATGACACGACAATCACGGACTTGTCCGGAAGCGCAGCGATATCATCTTCAACGTCAGGACTCGATATCGATTGCCACTGATATCCGCTCAGCGCTGAAACCGTAAAATCATCAGTGACGGCAAATACCCCCTTCCCGAATCCATCCTGATATCCGGTGATCGCATAAGGCCCGACAATTCCGCGGAATGCCGTCGAGATATACGAGAACACAAATCCTGTGTCGTTTTCACCGCCCCAGAACTCGGTTGATGCCGATCCGGCAAGGCCAAGATCGCCATTGGTCAGAGGGAACGCTGCATAGAGCGTGTCAGGCTTGCTCTCGGCAGCCGCAAAGTTCAGCGTGTTGATGTTTGTCGAATTTGAATCGGAATTCCGAACCGTTCCGTCGCCATATGTAAATATGAAAAAAGACTTCAGGTTATAGACGCTGTTTGGTTGCCCCACGTCCGCGTCTGGATAGTTCTCGACGCCTGACGATGTGACGATCACCGCGCCATCGCCCGGAGCGACGATCACGATGTTTGGGGTGGCTGCATTGTCACGCGAGATGATGACCGGTGCAGTTCCCGGCACTGGAACGCCCGTGAGCGTTGACACCACTCCCGAACTGTCAACGGTCAGAACTTTATCATCTAACACGCAGTAGGCCAGATTGCCGATCTGTTGTCCGCCGCGGAATGATGTTTGTGCGGTTTCTGCAAAGAGCTTAAGTCCCGGCACGCGCCAATAGGCCAATTGCTGGCCCGCTGTTGCGGCAAGCTGATCCGGATAGGTGTTGACCAGCCGCCCACCTGCGGCCTGAGGATGTCTCCCCGGCGCGGACAGGACTGGCAGAGGAATTGCTGTCATCAGAGGTATTCGATTTTCACCGGAGAATAGGCAAACCGGCTTGATGCAAGCTGCCTCAATCTCGCCTCGACACGGACCAGATCGTCCGGTGACACTTCCGTATTTCCAAACTTCGCCTGAGCATGAAGCGCGACAAGCTGCGCGATCGTCTTGAAATAACGATCAGGAATATCGTCACGGTCTCCGACGTAAACGATATCGCTGATTTCAGCCAATACAGGATCGATCTGTCCGTTGATCAGATCGTATTCGATGGCTTGCAGCGCCTCACCAGGAACCGCATAGCCAAGAATACCGCCAACCTCATAGACAAGATTGTCCGCCGTCTTGCTCATGCCGCGGCCTTTTTTGGCCGACCGGGACCACGTTTGACCTGAACAGAGACGGATTCCGAATCAGGGATGACAACAAAACCTTCAAGCGCCGTCAAAATTCGCGCATTGACGCCTTCCGGAATTTGCGTGATCTCGTTGCGCCGGAACGTAATGCCGTTCCAGACAACCTGATCGCGCGGGCCGGTAAACAGGACTTGCATATTTGACCTCATGAAAAAGAAAAGCGGGGCCGTAGCCCCGCCTAGTTGGCCAAGAACCATCAGGCGTCGTCTTCCGCCGCAACGTAGGTTGTGACCACGCCCCAGTCAGTGAGATGCCCATCTGCATCCTTGAAGAACAGCTTGCCGACACCGTAGCTGAGCTCGATGCCTGCGCCCTTCTTGAACTGGTAATCGGTATCGTCGAGACGGGTAGCTTCCGCCTCTTCCGAAACCACCCACGCCAGCGCATTGCGGCCGCAGAGGAAGCCGGGACACACATGCACAACGCTGCTTGCGGTATTGTCCACGCCGCACAGCGCGTCGATTTCCGGGACTTTCCGGATGATCACGCCGTGGTACAGCAGGTCTCCGTCCATGAAGATCGGATTCTTGCGGTACATCGTGCCCTCGCGAGGCCGAGCGTCCTTGTTGGCCTGATAGATTTCCGGGTCTGCTTCCAGATCGCGGAATTCATTAGCGCCAACGAAGTACACGTAACGCTCATAGCCATCATCGGTCGTGATCGGCTCGATCTTCGGATTGCTCGTTTCTGCCATGGTCTTGGCGAGACGGACAATCTTGGCCGAACCTGTCATTGCCGCGGTGACTGCATTGAGCGAGTTGGCATAGTTTCCGGCCACTGCGTTGCCGCGGGCGTCACCGAACAGCACGCGATCCGCATTGTCGGTCAGCCATGTGTTGTTCTGGTCAGCCGTTGCTGCGCTCCGCAGAATGCCGTTCACCCGCTGTCCGTTGGTGGTCAGAAGGTTTTCCGGCGGGCTTTCGCTCGGCAGCGAGTTGAACGCGAGGATCATCTCGTTGCGGGTGAGCGAGCGGGCCCAATCGGAA